AGCTATCTCACGGCCTGTCGGGACATCCTTGGGCTCGAACTAAAAAGCCATGCCGGCTATGCCCACTGGGAGCAGGCCGCGATCCATGGTGGATTTCGCGTCATGCACGAAGAATTCTGCATGGTCAGCGATTTCCCAGAGGTTTTGCTTAAGGACGATGAGAACCGACCACACTGCGAGACAGGCCCATCTCATCGTTGGCGTGATGGTTGGTCGCTGTATCATTGGCATGGCACCAAAATTCCGGCGGAGTGGATAGAGGACAAAGGTTCACTGACGGCATCAATCGCGCTCGGTCAGAAAAATCTGGAGTTGCGCCGCGTCGCTTGCGAAATTCTTGGCTGGTCGAAGATCCTTCGTGATCTCAAAGCCGAGACGATTGACACCGATGATGATCCGGAAATCGGCGAACTCGTCGAAGTCAACCTTCCCGATCTTCCTGATAAATCAAAATTCCTGCGTGTTCGCTGCGGTACAGGTCGCGAGTTTGCGATCGGCATACCTCCCTATATCAACAAGGCTCTCGACGCACAGGCGTGGATTGTCGGGCTTGAACCGAAAGACTTCACCCCGCCCGAGATTCGGGCTTAACAAGGAGACTGGTAAATGCTGAATTTTAAAATCGTCGCGGCGCAGGGCGAAATTACCATCCGACGAATAGGCGATTTGCCGAAAAAGCAAACCATTCCGGTGGGCTACACGCTGATGAAGCCGGAGCACGGCAAGTTCATTATCGGCCATTCGGAGACCGGCCACCACCATGTACTGTCTCGCCTTGACGGCGCCAGCATTGCCGTGATGGACCGGCCTCCGGAAGGCATGAAGATTCTTCGCGCGATCCTCGAAAATCCAACCTCGCTGGATCATCTGCGCGATCATGATACCCACGAATCCATCCAGCTTTCGCCCGGTGAGTATGAGTTTCGTATTGCCCGTGAGTTTGATCATTACGCCGAACTCGCACGGCAATCCGCCGATTAACCGGAGTGGGGCGCGAATGCCCCGCTTCCTTCTTACCCATCAAAAGAGAACGAACATGACCAGAAGCTGCCCCGACTGCAAAGCCACGGTGCTTTCGACGAGCCAGCCCAATCGCATGGGCACCACGCCCGAGATGCAGAAGATGTATGATCGGTTTGATGGGGATGATGCCGCCGCGCTGGTGCAGCGTTTTGAAATGGAGTCGATGGCGCTGCACAAGACACAACGTGAGTGGCTGGTGCGCGAGATAGGCGACCTGGACGCAAGTTTTAAAGATTATCAAGGTCTCGATGCGAAAGCCACCGAGCTTAGACGCGAGGATCGATTTCTCGGAAGATGTCAGCATTGCCTGGACAATGCCTACTTCAGCGACGAGATGCAATTATGCGAGCGCGATTCGGAGTGCCTTATCCGCCGCGAACGCGAAACACGCGCCGCGGCCCCAGGTCAATGAGGACGGGACCATGCAAGCTGAGCTATCCAAATCGAAGGGCCGCAAGTCCGACGTTTGGGAATGGGCATTGTTCGGATGGCCGGTGACGATTGTGTTGGCGGCCTTTTTGATATGGTTGGTGCTTCTATGAGCCACGGTGAAGTAAAACAAGTCAACGGTAAACGCGTGGCGTCGCCAGAGTATCGATCTTGGCAGATGATGAAAAATCGCTGCTTAAATCCAAAAGCAGAAGATTGGGAGTATTACGGCGGACGTGGCATCAGAATCTGCAAACGTTGGCGCGATTTTGATTGTTTCCTTGAAGACATGGGACGCCGACCTAGCACTACGCACACACTAGAACGCAAGAATACCGATGGCGCCTACTGCAAAAGCAATTGCAAATGGGCTACCCGGCAGGCACAAGCGCGCAACCGCAATTATGCCAAGCTTTCAATGCCGTTGGCGAGAACGATTCGTCGAGCTTACAAAAACAGCCTTGGCGACCAATACCAATTAGCTGAGCATTTTGGCGTATCACAGGGCGCTATTTCTCAGGTGCTTCTTTGTAAGACCTGGAAGGAAGGGGTGGGCAGATGAATATTCTGACCCTGGATTTTCGAAACGTACTTTGATGACGATTACACATTGAAGAAGATGACGACAGAGAGCTACATCCGAGATCCGCGGTTCGAAGCGTTAGGAGTTGGCCTATGCGAACAATGGCGCGGCCGCAAAGGATGGTGGATCGAAGGCCCACAGATCGCCAAGGTTCTTCAAGCTTACGACTGGGACAATACCGCCGTCTTGATGCACCACGCCCACTTCGACGGACTGATTCTGTCCCATCATTACGGCATCAAGCCAAGGTTCATCTATGATACTCTCAGCATGGCAAGGCTTCAGCTTGGCAATCATCTTAGCGTCGGGCTTGAATCTCTGGCTCGACATTATGGCCTCTCGGGAAAGACCGTCCCGTATGAGGCTTTCAAGGGGAAACGTTTGGCTCAGTTGTCTCCTGCTCTGCTTGGCGAGCTGGGCGCTGGTTGTCTCCGCGATATCGAACTAGCCTGGGATATTTTCAATCGCCTCGCCGTGGACTTTCCGCAGGAAGAATACGCCATCATTGATATGACGGTTCGGATGTTCACCGAACCAAAACTGGAGGGGGATATTGATGTCTTTGCAAGAGTCTGGAGCCGAGAGCGGGAACGAAAGCTTGAGCTACTGGCAGAACTCCAGATTGATCCATCAGACCTGCAATCAGCTGACCGTTTTGCTGGTCATCTGCGTGACCACGGAATTGAACCAGCGACTAAGCCAGGCAAGAATGGGCCTATCTTCGCGTTTGCCAAGACCGACGATTTCATGGTGGAGCTTTTAGAAAGCGACGACGAACAAATCAGATGTCTTGCCGAAGCGCGACTTGGTTTAAAGTCAACTGCCGAACAAACGCGTGCTGAGCGTTTAGGCTGGATGGCCGTGCGGGGGATGAAACGTGCTGACTAGCTCAGGTATATACGAAATTGTCAACAACGTCACAGGTGACTGCTACGTTGGCAGCGCTGTCTCGTTCCACAAACGGCGCAATTCGCATTTTCATGCGCTCCGTAAGAAAAAGCATGACAGCATTTACTTACAGCGGGCGTGGACCAAGTATGGTGCACCTGCTTTCAATTTCAAACCCTTGTTTGTGTGCCGGCGTGAAGACTTGATCTATTTCGAACAGCGCGCCATCGACGCGTTTAAACCGCGCTACAACATGCGCGCCTTGGCAGGCAGCAACCTTGGCGCCAAATTCTCAGATGAAGCCAAAGCTAAAATGCGCGCCGCGAAGCTCGGCAAGAAGCAAGATCCTGAATGTGTAGCAGTACGTGCTGCCAAACTTCGTGGAATCAAACGCGGACCAGTTACAGAAGCCCATCGAGAAAATCTGCGTCTTTCTCACTTGGGCATAGCCCCTCCCAACAAAGGAAAACGCGGGCCTTCTCCCCCCAACAAGGGCATGGGATTGCGGTACGCCGACCACAACGTAACAGAGTGGGCCATCTTTTTAAAAGTACACCCAAACACATTATACGCCCGTATAAACAAAATGGGCATGTCTCTGGAAGAGGCTGTGCGTTATGGGTGATCGAGGAACCATGTGCGTTTATCTGTCTTATGCGGGCGCGCACACCACGCGCTGGTCGGGGGGTGATTCTGTCAACTGGCAGAACTTCAAACGCGGCAGCTTGATTCGAAAAGCCATGTACGCGCCTTCCGGTCACAAGATCGTAAAAGCTGACAAGGCGCAGATCGAATGTCGGATCTTAGAACACGTGGCCGGCGAAGAAGAAGGTATAGAAGAATTTCGCCGCGGAGGTGATCCCTATGTTGGCCTAGCCAGTAAATTCTACGGATTCGAAGTTACCAGGGAGAACAAGGAAGAACGCCAATTCGGCAAAGTGATGCGTCTTCAATGCGGCTTTGGCGCTGGCGGCGACTCCATTGTCCGCGCGGCCAAGCGCGCGGCCGTCCCGGTGGTCATCACGTCGGCACAGGGATTGGAAGCACGCGATCTTTACCGGTCGCAAAAGCCCAGAGTTGTTGCTTATTGGAAGCAAGCAGGGCGCCTCATATCCACAATTAGCGGAACGAACCAACCGATTGAATGGGGGCCACTTGTCGTCGATACCGGCGTGATTCGCTGCCAAGGCATCCCGATCTGGTACCCTGAACTGCACTACCACCGCGACGAGGAAGGTGACGAGTACTGGCGCTACAGGTCGCGACGTGGATGGGTTAAACTATACGGCGGAAAATTATGCGAAAATGTTGTGCAATTCATGAGCCGCGTTGACATGGGCCAATCGCTGCTGCGCATCAAATCGCGAACCGAAATCCTTCCGGTGCAGCTGGAGCACGATGCCGCGGTATGGGTAGTCAAAGATGATTTAGTTGAACCGTTTGTCAAAGTGGTGAATGATGAAATGACCCGATCGCCGACATGGCTGCCGGGCATCCCATTGGCTTGCGAGATCAGCGTAGGAGAGACGATGTAATGCCCAGCAAATCACCAGCACAGAAACGGACAATGGCCGCAATCGCACATGGGTGGAAACCTCCGAAGGGGAGCAAGGTCGCGAAGATCCCGAAGAAGGTGGCCAAGGAGTTCAACAAGGCTGACACGAAGAAAGGGAAAAGATGATCTCCGATGTGCTTAACGAACGCGAAAACCAGTACGGCGATTTCGCCACACTGGCACCAATGGCGCAGACCCTCAAGCGGCTATTCCGTCAGGCGCCGGGCGCCGCTAAGCTAACGGATGTTCAGGTTGAAGTGTTGGAGAACATCGCCGTCAAGCTGGCGCGCATCCTCAACGGCAACCCGCTGATCGCCGACAACTGGCAGGATATCGCCGGCTACGCCTCGCTGGCGCACGAGGAACTCATTGCAGCGGCATTGCCTGCGCCCAAGGAAGTCAAGACGCCGGTGATCAAGCCGAACTCCTACGAGGCCGTGGAAGGCGCGGTGCTGCCCGGCGATCCGCTGCCGGTGTTTTTGACCAACACGGGGCGCCCCGGTGATCCGAACGACCATCGCGGAAATGGGAAAAAGGACAAGAGCCTGTGACGCTGGGCTTGCCAGAAAGAATTGAATCAAAGATAAGCCCGGAGCCAAACTCCGGGTGCTGGCTTTGGGTGAACAAACCTAACAAGAAAACAGGCTATGGCCGAATTTTTTGGAATGGTACTCGTCGCGGCGCGCATGATGTTGTTTACAGGCTGGTTTGCGGAGCTGTTCCCGAAGGATTGGAATTAAATCATACTTGCCGCGTTCGCTCTTGCGTCAACCCTCAACATTTAGAGCCAGTCACATCAGCAGAAAACACGCGCTGCGGTGCTCGTGCGCAGCAAACCTATTGTAAGCGCGGCCATCCTTTATCCGGCAATAACATCTTTCCTAATTCGCGCAAACGTAAGTGCCGCGTGTGCAATGCCATGACACCCGCAGAACGCAGGAACGTGCCATGAAGTTGCCGGTAGCCAGTCATTCATTTCTAAGCGCGTGGGAAAATTGTCCGTGGAAAGCTTATCAGCGGTACATTAAAAAAGACTTGCCTCGACAGCCTATGACGTCCGCTATGACCTATGGCAACGAAGTTCACACCGCATTCGAGGTGAGGATCAAACATGGCACTCCGTTTCCGCCGACCATGCAGAAATTCGAAGCGATTGCAGCGCCTCTTGTACAGGCAGGCGCGATCGCGGAGAAAATGCTCGCCATCAACGTGGCGGGAAGCCTATGCGACTTCTTTGCTGCAGAGGCATGGCTTCGCGGAAAAATCGACTCTACTGTTATCCGCGATAGCGTCGCTGCTATATGGGATTGGAAGTCCGGAAAACGACGTG